GCAGACTTGCGGTCTTCAACTTCCAGTTTTGCAAAGTTGAGGCCAAGTTCATTGGCTTGTTTTTGCAATTCAATCTCCGCAATCTTGACTTGAGCAATTTGCTCTGCTGAAAGTTTGTTGTTGGAGATAAGATCGTTAACTTCAGTAGGATCGACTCCAGTGGCTTTGCTAATGGCGGCTACAGCCATCCCCACCAATGGGCCACCCATCGCCGAAGCAATTGTCGGTGCAATTTGTTTTAACCAATCCATTACTGTTTACTCCTAGATAACATGGTTGCTGCGATTTGAAGCATGGCGCGGGTGTTGTCCATGTCTTCAGGCTGGGTGGCCCAGCCAACCGTGATTTGCCCAACAAACCTGCCCGGCTCCGGTGGAACACTGATGCGACACGTATAAGTAACGCCCTTGGCGATGTACCACAAGCCCATTTCCGACTGTGCTGACTTGTATTCGCTGCACGGAATCTCGTTTGCCATGAGCTTGACTACATCAGAATTATTGCCTGCGTTCTGTGTAAACAGCCCAACGTCCAGCCCGTCGTTCGTCTTGTCCCTGCCGTCCTTGGCATAAGCCCTGTGCAAGATGCGCGTTCCAAACATGCTATTGACTTTAAACACCGCGACTACCAGAGCGCCGGACTGTTTAAATAGGTGAGCCGCTGCGTCTTCTACACGGTCTTCAGCAATGCTGGGAATCTTCTTGGACTCCTTGTACGCGCCAATCAGAAGCTCCTGATTTGTATATACAAAATACCCTGCAAAGGTTAGGACGGCCATGAGCACCATCGCAAAGAGACGGAACGGGCTGCTGACATACGCCAGCACTTTGTCAACTAAGTTTAAACGCTCATCGCTCATCTTTGCTGCTCAAGGATGCCAAGGCTGAAATAAAGGATAACGCCAATCAAGCCGAAGAAGACGAGCGCCAACAGAACAAGTTCAATGACCTCGTCCATCTCTGCTTTGCGCTTGGCCGCAGCTTCTTTTTCCCTGCGTGCATCATGGGCAGACTCCACATCCATTGCTGCTGCTCTGGACTTAATCTTGTTCCAGACGTCTATTTTCCCCGCCTGCATGAACAACAGTTGCAACTCATCTTCAAACCGTCTGGCTTGGTCGAGCGCCATCTCGATTTGAATGGCAGTGCCCATTGATGACTTGGACTTCTTGGCCTGAACAACAGCCTTGGTGGCCGTGGATTTAGCGTCGAAGTACTTGCCCAGTACAGGGCCGAGGGAGGACACATCGTCAACAGTCTTGCTGACTTTCTTGATGAGCGCAACCGCTGCCTGTATGCCTGCGAGGGCCGTGAGTGGGTCAATCACTTTCCGCTACCTTTTTAGGTTCAGGTTTGCCTTTTTCCCGCCACTGTAGACACCAAACTTCTTTGCGGTCTGATGACCAAGACCACCGCACACACTCAAAAATCGGAGCCGGTGCTTGCACCACAGGCGTTGGTGGCAGGGCGTCCACAATTTAACTAACGTGTTTTCAAAGAGATCGGGTTAAACCCGAATAAAACGGATTAGTAATCCCTGCGGGAATCATGGACGGGTCTAAAATATCTTCTTCCCTTTCGCCCGTCCTTAGCGCGTGTAAGCAAGAGGCAACGGTATCGTCCTCCATAGCGGTCAGAAAGTGTCTTTTCCCCGCAGCAATGTAGATTAACTGCGGCGCTGTAAAACGCGAAACATTACCATCTACATCGACTTCCATACTGCCTTTTGAAAGCAACGTAATGTGGTCGTAGTTATGAACATGCCCCTCGTTTCGGTCGCCCGCTTTGACAAAATGCATCATCCGAACCCACAGGTTTGACACGCAAGTAATCTTTGTATCTGGGTAGCTCATAGTTGGGCAACCGGAACTTCAGTTGGGTTAGATTCAAGAACGCCAAACTTTACCAATGCTGTTGCAACTTTTTTCTCAAAAGCTATTTGCTCCCACATCACTGCATTTGCAAATTTCTCTGGGTCTGGGTTAAAGGCTTCAGCAGTATTAACTACGCCAGTGGTTCCAACGCTGGGAGCAATTATACTAAGCGCGGCTGTTTCCCAAACCGCGATTGGAGCGTACATTCTTACAACTTCTTCGAGCGTTTCTCCTTCGTAAGGAAGCCGAGCACCAATGTGCATAGTTTGATGCCCCTCTGCTGTGTAAACAATTTCCATGCAGCGAGCTGCTGCATCAACAGCAATAATTTTGTATGTGTAAGTGATATTCATTTTGTTTCCTTAGCTAATTGAACCGTGCCGGGTTCCTGTGTTTATGTACGTAATGTTGCTGTTGCCAGAAATTGCGAACCCGCCAGAGCCGCCGCCACCGCCAGCACCGATGGATGAGTTTCCCGATGCGCCTGACGCTGCGTTACTACCGCCAGCACCGCCTGCGCCACCCGCTGGTGACCCACCGCCAGCACCGCCGCCGCCACCGCCACTTAATTGTCCACCTGTAGCGCCACTACTACCGGGGGATGAAGGTGATCCAAAATTACCACCCGAGCCTCCGGTACCAAATCCACCGCCACCGCCACCACCGCCACCGCCGCTGTAGCCTTTACCAAAAAATCCACCGGAGCCACCGCCACCACCACCGCCACCACCAGAAATAGTGCCTGAAGCATTGTTTACGGTAACCGCTACAGAAACAGATAGCGCACCGCCGCCATTGTTGCCCACTAAACCGTCAAAACCAGCAGCCGTGGGACCTCCGTTACCACCAGTACCACCCCGTCCAACAATAACGCCCGTATTTATAAGCTCAACACCGGCGGGGAACGACCCGTCGATAGTCAGCGCGGGAGTCCCGGTGCTTGTTGATGAAATTTGTATGCCCGAACCAATAGTGGCAACAACTTTAACGCTCTGATTCCAGCCAGCACTTACTGCCAACGTACGGAGGTTGGCGTTGGTCTGATTAGATGAGATGGTAAAGGCGAACTGGTTAGCTTTGCCACTTAGATCAGTAATAGAGATGGCGGCGGGGCTTGCACCAACACCCGCCAGAGTACGAACAGCGGCATCATTTAAAGAAATTGTTGCAGTTGAAGATAAGCCCAACTCAGTGTTAATCTGAGAGAACGACATTGGGTTGCCGGGTACGACTGGAAGCGTCATGTTCGCTCCTTATGGTGTGCCGAAGGCAGTAATGTTTGCCAAAGTGATTAAGTTGCCCGAAGAGTCCATCGAGGCAATGTTAGTAGCTCCGTACTTGAAGAACAGCTTGCCGCCGGACTCAACTATAGAAAAATTTGTTGTAGCCAGCGTTGTTGCTGCCGCAGCCGTAGTGGCGTTGCCCGCCGTCAAACCCGCTGCGGTTCCCGTGATGTTTGTTCCAACCAAAGCAGTTGGCGTTCCCAAAGCAGGAGTTACCAGCGTGGGACTTGTGGCAAATACCGCTGAGCCTGTACCTGTTTCGTCCGTAAGTGCAGTCAGAAGTTGAGACGATGTAAACGACCCGAGGGATGTGACGTTACCAACCGAAGTAATTGCGCCGGTCAAGTTAAATATGTCCACACTATAAAAATTTGTCCCATCGCTAAACACCAAAACTTTCCTGTTCGCGGGGACGACAATTCCAACTCCCGCTGCGGTTGTGTTGCCCAGCACCGTAGAGTTGTAGATTGTCGCTGCGTAGGCGGTGGTGTTGTAGATGATGTAGGTCTTCTCCTGCGGAGGAGCGTAGACGGCGAAGGGGGCACTTGTTGTGGTGGTCAGTGCAATGACGGCGTTTCGTGCTTGGTCTGCCGCGCCATCTGACGCCGTGAAAGCTTGGTTGGCCGAGGTAACGGACACTGCCACGTACCCCGCAATAGCCGACTCAATGAGCGTTCCGAGGTTGGTGTTGGTCGTGGTGTTCCACGTACCGGCCTGTTCGCCAGCGCCAATCAGTTCGATCCGCAGTGAGGGAGAGTAGGTGCTTGCCATAATTATCCTTGCGTTGATTTTGCCACGACTTGCTCTAGCGCGGTAACCTTGGCGTTCAATTCTTTGATGGCCTCAATCAACAGGGGGACCAGCCGCTCGTAACGAACAGTCAGATAATTCTCGTCGATTGGGGCCGGAACCACAACCTCTGGCTGAACTGCTTGGACTTGCTGCGCGGATACACCAACTTCCAAAATCTTCTTGTAACCAAAAGACTGTGCAAGCTCGTTGGCCTCGTAATAGAAGCCGTTGAGCTTCAGTACTTTAGCCAGCGCATCAGGGATGTTGCCAAGGTTTGTTTTAAAGCGATCATCTGAGTAGTAGGCGGTGATGTTGTTGGTCGCACGAATCTCACCGGCTGTGGTAGATGCTGCTGTACCTACACCAACTGAATTAAACTGCGAGTTCTGTGAAGTGCTAGTAAATGTAGCTGCTGAACCAGATGCGTTTCCTGTTAAAGCGGCGGTAATCGTGCCTGCTGTAAAGTTTCCAGAGGCATCACGCGCAACGATGGCTGATGCGGTATTTGCATTAGTTGCTGTAGTCGCTGAGTTGCTAACTTTTAATGCCGTAGAAATTGTCGCCAGCTTGGTGTCCACAATGCCAGCAGAGGCGTTTATGTCTGCGTCAACAATTACGCCTGCGGCAATTGAGGTTGCATTTCCAACCGAGGTTACATCCCCGGTCAGGTTAGCATTTGTTGTGACATTACCAGCGGTTAAGCCAGAAGCCGTGCCTGTAATGTTTGTACCAACGAACGACGCAGGTGTTCCCAGAGCGGTAGCGTTCCCAGCGGCATCAAGATTGACTGATTTTCCAGCGGGATAGGTAACAAATACGTCTTTTGTGCCTGCTGAAAATGTAAGCGCAGTCGGTTGTGTTCCTGCACTGTTTGACAATACTGTTGTTCTGGCTAAGGTTGTGCCCGAAGAGGTGTAAGTACCAATCCCAACCTCCCACTCAGATGTGGTTTGACCGGCAATGGTGTAGTAGGTGGTGTTGGCGTTACCAACTGCCGCAAAAGATTGGAACCCCGGTGCTGCGCCAAGCAGAGTTACGGTTCCCGTACCCGCCGTGGTGGTTGTTTCTTTTACGCGATCCGCAAGTACGAGTGCCATATGTATCCTTAATCCGTCTCAACCAATTCCCAGTTGGGTGTTTGAGAAGTATTTACCAAAATCCAGTAAACGGCTGTAACAGTTCCTGTCGTCCCATTTGCTTGAACTCCAGATAGAGCAAGCGACCTTGGACCAAGCCCAACCGTTCCAACATTACCTGCTCCTGCGACACCTGTTAACGCAATCGCGTTAGATGGGGCTGTTGTGCCAACCGCTCCGGAAGCCTCCACGCCAGACAAGGCAACAGTACGAGATGTAGGCACTGTACCAACTAAACCAGACCCTGTTACACCTACCACCGCTACAGACTGGCTCGGAGTCACAGACCCTACGACACCTGAAGCATCTACCCCAAACAAAGGGACGCCAACAAATCCTAAGATTCCTGAAGCCTCTACGCCTGTCAAGGCAAGTGATGTCTCTCCGCGAGCAACAGTACCAACACTACCAGATGCTGTTACACCCGTTAGAGCCTCAGTCACAAGCCTCTCAACAGTCCCAACCGCTCCAGAAGCAGCCACTCCTGTAAGAGCAATCGTAAGCGCCGGGGTTACTGTGCCGACAAACCCGCTAGCCAGCGCAGTAAGTACTGCGTCCGACTCGTTGTAGATCACCCCTCCAGCAAGGCCGGATGCTGCTACACCTGACAGTGCAACTACTACGCCACCATTTGTAACTGTGCCAACATCCCCGGACGCAGACACGCCCGTCAGGGCGGCGGCGACTACAAGTTTGTCAAGCGCAGCAAACGGGGTCTCTGCAAATGCGGATATACCAAACATGGTCTACGGCTTACGTCGCCTCCGCTTAGGTTGTTGCCAAGCGAATTAACGCAGCCGAAGTTGTGTTGGCAGGCATCGTC